TAAGAGATGCAGGACAAATGATTAGTATTTTTTTTACACCTGTTTCTAGTACGGATATTATTGTACTTGTAGTTTTTCCAAGTCCCATATCATCAGCCAAAATAAATCTTTTACTACCAACCAATTTTTCAATTGCATCTTTTTGATGTTCAAGTGGGGGTCTGTGAGAATATTTAGAATAATCAACTTTTACTTTTACTGTTGTATGAGTTTTAAGTAAAGCACTTTTAGGTAACCAAATATCTGATAATGTATCTCCACTATTAAACTTTCCCCATATATGATATGATTTATCTTTTTCGATTAATAATTTTTCAACCCATATTTCTTTTGGGACATCAATTAAATTTTTTTCATCGGCAATTTTCTTTGAGAAATAATTGTCAAGTTCAACCCATTTTCTTGCGACTTTTGGTTCTGTTTTGTGAAAATTAACAATGTATTCTGATTGAGATCTGGTTGGGTAAAATTTTTTATTTGTTTCTTTTAGATTTTTTAATCTTAAAATAAAGTTATTACCACCATTATATTTATCTAATATATTAATTGCTTTTGATTCGATAGTATTTGATGTTACGCCACTATTTATAATGTCCAAAGTTAAATAATTTTATACATAAAAATAAGAAAATTTAAGTATTTATCAATATGACAAACAGAGTAAAAAAATATGAATTGTATGGCTTGTATTGTCCGATAACTGGGGATTTAATGTATGTTGGTATTACTACTGTTGGTTTACAAAGAAGATTTAATGGTCATTTAAAAAAACCAACAAATCATTTAATGGAAAATTGGATAATAGGACTACAACTTATAAATAAAATAAATCAATATTTATCAGATGGACTAAATTTAGTGCAAATTGGTAAAATATATGGTTGTAGTAATAAAATAATTCATAAATTTATACAAAAAAAAGATGAATCAAAATAATAAGATGCCTATAACAAGATTAGGTAAATTCTTCTCAGAAGAAGATTTTTTTTTTAGACACATCGATTGGTGAAGAATGGTTATACGGTGATATGAATTTCACATTGGTATTATATAGAGTTGACAGAGGTAAAACCAAAACTGATGATGTGTATGGGGAAGCATTAAAAGATGGTATAAAATTTTTACCCCCTGTTGAATTTAAAGCGTATGTTCAAATTAGTGCCCCTGAAAATAAAAACTTAGGTAATAGTAAATTAAATCAAACTGAACCCGGTAATATCAAAATATCAGTATATCAAAAACATTTAGACGAATTGGATATTGATATAAATTTCGGAGATTACGTTGGTTATTATGAAACTGAAAATAGGATTAGATATTATACCGTTAACAATGATGGTAGAGTAGTATCTGACAACAAACATAACTATGCCGGATATAAACCATACTATCGTACTATAACAGCATCTGCGGTTGTTGATAATGAATTTAGAGGACTATAAGATATGCCACTACCTAAAAAAATTAAAAAATATTTACCTCTGGTTGAACCAAAAATTGGTTTGGATAGAAGGAGAGAATTAGTTGATAAAATAAATCAAGATGGTACCTATCTACCTAAATCTTTATTACATGCAGATTTGGATGGTGGTTTTTTAGATTTTGTAAAAGAAGAATTAAAATTAATTGTTGATGGAAGTGAAATTCCCGTAATTGATATTTTAATAACAACTCAAAATTGGGTTCAGTTTACCGAAACATGGGAGTTTCAAAATTTAGATAAAAATCCTGAACCACCATTTATTACTGTTATTCGAACTCCTGAAGTTAAATACGGAACTAATCCTGCGGTATTATATACGATACCTAATCGAAGACTATTTTTTTATACTCAAGTCCCAACATGGGATGGTAATAGAGTTGGTATGGACATATATAAAATACCACAACCCGTGCCTGTTGACATCACATATCAAGTTAAAATTATTTGTAATAGAATGAGAGAACTAAATCAATATAATAAAATTATTATTGAGAAATTTAGTTCAAGACAATCATATAGGGTCATTAAAGGACATTACATTCCAATTATAATGGGAAATATTTCTGATGAATCTGTTATGGATTTGGAAAAGAGAAAATATTATATCCAAAGTTATGAATTTACAATGTTAGGATTTTTGATTGATGAGAATGAGTTCGAAGTTATGCCTGCGGTTAGCAGAGTTTTAAAGGTATTTGAAACAGATACAAAAGTTGCAAAAAGAAGAAAACAATATAATTTAAATAATAAAATAGAATCAATCTTAACTTTTAAGGTTGGGGTTTTAACTATTATTGAAAAATTCAATTATAGAACTGATTTAAAAATCACAACAACAAATAATATCGATAATTATGATGTTTATATTAATGATAACTATTACGGAAATAATATTCCGATGATTCAGATTAATACAAATGATACAGTCAGAATTGAAATTGTTAAACAGGATAGTGGATTAGAAAGTACAATAGAATTAGTCGGTACTCTAATCTAATCTCCATAGATGTCTTTTTTATCTTTACATTTTTCAATAATTAATCTTTCCAAGAATCGATACATCTTTATCCCATTCTTATCACAATAGTTTTTTAACACATTGTGAACCTCCAAAGATATTTTTAAATTCTTTATTTTGTTCTCTTTATTTTCCATAGTAGAAAAAAGGTAGAATTTATTCTACTCAATTTATTAATACATATTCAAATGTAAAGTTTTTTGTGAATACTTCTAATATTTATTGTGTAAATAAATTATCTAAATAAAAAAATATGGCGAATAAAGTTTTTGTTTCTCCTGGTGTTTACACTTCTGAAGTAGATTTGAGTTTTGTAACACAAAGTGTGGGTGTAACAACTTTGGGTATTGTCGGTGAGACTTTAAAAGGTCCGGCATTTGAACCAATTTTTATCACTAACTTTGATGAATTCTCAACTTACTTTGGTGGAACATCACCTGAGAAGTTTATTAACACACAAATACCAAAGTATGAAGCATCATATATTGCTAAAGCCTACTTACAACAATCAAATCAATTGTTTGTAACAAGAGTTTTGGGATTATCTGGATATGATGCCGGTCCATCTTGGTCTATTACTACAGTTGCAAATGTTAATCAAAGTACAGTTGACTTCTATTGTTTAAGTTCTAACACAGTAAGTTGTCAAACTCAATGTGTTGAATATGCGGTAAGTAGTTACACAATGAATTTTACGGGTTGCACTAGTAGTTTGAACTCAGTTGGATTTACAACATCATTACCAAGTATTATATCTGAAGACATTTATGATAGTTACCAATTGTTTAATGGTTCAACATCAACAATGTATCAAGATTTGCAGACACAAATATTTAATGTTTTAGGTAGTACCTCAACATCTGCAACCTCAATATACTATTTCGGTATTATATCAGGCGATACTTATGACACATTAACCGCAAAAACAAATTCAACAAATGTTTTTGGTGTTGATAATGTTAGTTCTAATTTGGCGGATTATACCGCACCTTCAAACGATGCTTGGTATTATGCAACATTTGATAACATTGGTAATAATGATTATACAGGTTATTCATTCTATAATGTATTCACAAATTTAGTTGAAACGTCATCAAGGTCTAGTTGTTCAGGGTTTTATACTTATACTGTAAGTTCATCTACAATTAGTGCAATTACCGGTTCAATAAATTATAATACTAATGTAATCAGTGTATGTTTACCTAATACAGCACAAACAAGTGATTATTCAGCAATGACTGTTGTATTTAGTGCTTGTACAACAGGAGTAACAAGTAATTCAGTAATTCAAAGTTCTACAATGACAGGTGTTAGTTTTACTTCATTAACTAAATCTTATGTTGTAACATCTATGGATGGAAATGTAACAACTAATTGGACAGTTAATGTAACAATTAACGACCCTTGTAATGCTTGTTCAGGTGGAAATGTCGGAAGTTTAAATCCAGGTACAGTTACAAAATGTTTTAGTGGTACGGTATCAGGACAGACATTTATATATACAGGTACTTCTTATTCCGATTATGATGATTTAGTAATCGCAACATTACGTTCAAGAGGTATTGCAACTTATACAACTGATGATGGTCCTGTATATGAAGTATCGGGGTTGACAGATGTTAGTATGGATTGTACTGGTGTTTATTCCGCAGTAACAAAAAATCCATTCTCAACATTTGGATTGAATATTACAAATAAGGATAATCAAACATTCTTCTTTGAGACATCGTTTACTCAGTCAGACCCAAGATATATTTCAAAAGTATTTGGTATGTCAAATTTATCCAAACCAAGAACAACAGTTCCTTTGTTTGTTGAAGAAACCTACCAATCTTTATTGACTTATGCTTATAGAAAAGGTTATATCAGAGGTATTAATTGTACATTGATTTCTTTACCGGAAGCAAGACAATATACTAATTTAACATCTATTGCTTGGTATTTGGAAAGATATCAATCCCCTGAATCGCCTTGGTTGGTTTCAGAAGTTAGAGGTAATAAAGTATATGAGTTATTTAAATTTGTAACAATTGCGGATGGTGATTCAGCAAATACTGAAGTTAAAATATCAATCGGTAATATTTCATTTAACAATGGTACTTTTGATGTCTTCATCAGAGACTTCTATGATTCAGATAGTAATCCAGTTGTTCTTGAAAAATTCACAAATTGTGCAATGAATCCACAAGAAAACAATTTTGTTGCTAAGAAAATTGGAACTATGGATGGTGAATACGCATTGAATTCAAAATTTGTAATGTTGGTAATGAATGAAGACGCTCCGGTAGATGCGTTACCTTGTGGGTTCCAAGGGTATCAATTCAGAGAATATGCTGGTGCTAAATCTCCATTCCCAATTTATAAAACAAAATATGACCTACCTGGTGAAATTATTTATAACCCACCATTTGGATTAACAACAGGTGGGGATGATGTAATTAGGAGTTCGGGAGATAAAGTTCAAAGAACTTACTTAGGTATATCAGATACAATTGGATATGATGTAGATTTCTTTAGTTACAAAGGAAAACGTATTCCGGCAAATCCATGTACTGATACAACAGGTGATGATTGGTTTTATAAAACAAAAGGTTTCCACATGGATATTAACGCAGGTTCAATTACAATTGGAAATTCATTTACTACAAGTGGTACACCTGCTTATTTTGTTGGTGATACAACATTTACATCTGACCCAACTCTTGAAACTGACCCATACTACAGATTAAATTCTCGTAAATTTAGTTTGTTATGCGCAGGTGGATTTGATGGATGGGATATATACAGAGAGTATAGAACCAATGGAGACAGATATAGAATCGGTGGACAATTGTTCCTTAAAGGTGCTTGTACATCAGTTAGATTCCCAACGGCAACAGGATGGGGTTCATTTAAAACAATTGCAGTTGGTGACAATTCAGTTGATTATGCCAATACTGATTATTACGCATATCTATTAGGACAACAAACGTTCTCAAATCCTGAAGCGGTTAATATTAACGTATTTGTTACACCTGGTATTGATTATGTTAATAACTCTAATTTGGTTGAATCCGCAATTGATATGATTGAATTTAATAGAGCCGATTCACTTTATATCTGTACAACACCTGACTACCAAATGTTTACAGCATCTTTAGGTAATCAATTTGATATGATTTACCCACAAGAAGCGGTTGACAATTTGGAAGAAAGTGGGATTGATTCTAACTATACTGCAACTTACTATCCTTGGATATTAACGAGAGATACAGTTAATAATACTCAAATTTATATTCCACCAACTGCTGAGGTTTGTAGAAACTTAGCATTAACCGATAATATTGCATTCCCTTGGTTCGCAGCCGCAGGTTACACAAGAGGTATTGTTAATGGTGTTAAAGCAAGAAGAAAACTAACACAGGAAGATAGAGATACATTGTATAGAGGAAGACTTAATCCAATTGCAACATTCTCTGATGTCGGAACTGTTATTTGGGGTAATAAAACTCTTCAAATTAGAGAATCCGCATTAGATAGAATCAACGTAAGAAGATTGTTGTTACAAGCAAGAAAACTTATATCTGCGGTTTCAGTTAGATTGTTGTTCGAACAAAATGATGAAAAGGTAAGACAAGATTTCTTAAATGCGGTTAATCCTATCTTAGATGCGATTAGAAGAGATAGAGGGGTTTATGACTTCCGAGTTACAGTTTCTTCCGATCCAGCTGATTTGGATAGAAATCAATTGACAGGAAAGATATATATTAAACCTACTAAATCGTTAGAATTTATAGATATTACTTTCTACATAACACCAACAGGTGCGTCTTTTGATAATATTTAATACATTACATTAATTGTTAATTATAATTCCCTCATAAATTTTATGGGGGAATTTTTGTTTTTTAATTAAAGTTTGTCTATTTATTATGTAGATAGGTATTCATAACAGTTAAAAAAATTTTACCGATGAAAATTGAAATTAAATGTAATAATTGTTTAAATATGTTTATTACTGATTATAAACATAGGGATAAAAAATTTTGTAATAGGTCTTGTTATTTTGAGTATGCTAGGAAAAATGATTTATTGGGAAAAGACAAAGATGAAAGTGTAAGAGAAGAAAGAGTTTGTGTTCAATGTAATAATCTATTTACAGAAAGAAAAAAATATTCCCGTAAATTATGTTCTTCTGAATGTAGAGATATTTGGAATCAAAATGAAATAAATAAAAAAAATAGGATAGAAAAATCTCAAAATATATTACAAGAAAAATATGGAGAATCGTCTTTTTTTAAAAAAGATGAATTCAAAAAAAATATTAAATCATTTTTTTTGAAAAAATATGGAGTTAGTAGTGCAATGGAAGTCCCTCAATTTGTTGAAAAATTAAAAAACACTATTAGAATAAATCACTTAGAAAAGTTAATACCAAAATTAGATGAAAATAATTTAGTTTTATTAGATGAATATGAAAAAAATAAAAGTGGAAACACGTCATATTCGTATAATTTCAAATGTACAAAGTGTGAAAATATTTTCAGTAGTACAGTACTAGGTAGTGGAAAAATACCGATATGTAGAAAATGTTTTCCCATTACTAAAAATTCAAGTTTAGAACAAAAAATTAAAGATTTTTTAAATGAAAAAAATATAAAACATATTGATAGTGATAGAAAAATATTAGAAGGTAAAGAAATTGATATATATTTACCTGATTATAATATGGGAATTGAAGTTAATGGAAACTATTTTCATTCAGAATTAAATGGTGACAAATCAAAACTTTATCATATAAACAAAACCATTGAATCAAATAAAAAGGGAGTAAATTTAATTCAATTTTATGAAGATGAAATCTTGTTAAAGACAGACATTGTTTTGTCAAAAATTTCAAGTAAGTTAAATTTGAATAATACCATTTATGCAAGAAAATGTACAATACGTGAAATATCTAAAAAAGAATCAATGGATTTTCTCAATGAAAATCATTTACAGGGATACACAATAGATAAAATTAGATATGGATTATTTTTTAATACAGAATTAATATCTGTTATAACTTTTGGTTATAAGAGAAAATCATTAGGTAATAAAGATAAAAGTTTAAATGAATACGAATTAATTAGATTTTGTAATAAAAAATATACTAATATAGTTGGTGGATTTTCAAAATTACTAAAATATTTTATTAAAAACTTTAACCCATCAAAAATTATAACTTTTGCAGATATAAGATGGTCGGGCGTTAATCCAAATAATACAGTTTACTATAAGAATGGATTTAAATTTATTAAAAAAACTCCACCTAATTATTGGTATATTAAAACCGATAAATATATTAATAGACACCATAGATTTGTTTTCAGAAAAGATGTGTTAATAAAGGAAGGTTACGATAAAAACTTAACAGAATGGGATATTATGAAAATTAAAGAATATGATAGAATATGGGATTGTGGTTCATTAAAGTTTGAACTTCAATTAAGTTAAAACAAACGGGGAAAGAATAAAATCTTTCCCCATTTTTTTTATAAAAATATTATATTTATAATAAAAAGATTTATGAAAATTATAATAACTGAAAGACAGTATAAAACAATTTTAAGGGAAATGGAAGGAGATGATAGAATTGAAATGAAATTCTACATGTTTGATTGGGATGACAATCTTAGATATATGCCAACACAAGTTTATGCTAAAACAAAAAAAGGTGGAGAAATCGGGATGGGTACTGAACCTTTTGCTCATCATAGAGAAAAAATGGCAAATAAGATTGAATTTGAATTTGGAGGTGAAACGATTAAAGGTCTTGGGGATGATCCTTTTAAAGATTTTAGAAGTGGATATGATAAATTTAAAGAAGATTTAAAAAGTTCAAAAAACGCACCATCATGGAATAAATTAGTACAGGCAATTAATGGTGGTTATCCATTGGCAATCATTACCGCAAGGGGACATAAACCTGATGTTTTAAAAAGTGCTTTAAATGATTTGATTAATGGCAATGAAGGTGGAATTGATAAGACTTCATTATTTAAAAGTATTGTTGAAAGAAAAGAATTACTAAATCAAGAGATATTATCGGAACAAGAGGAGGTTGACGATTATTTGGATAATTATTGTTTCTATTATACAGTGGGGTATTATTATCCATCCGGTGGATCATCAAAACCTGAAGTTATTAAATCAAAAGCAATGAGAGAATTTCAACAAGCTGGAAATCAAATGGTTAATGAAATGAATAGAATTTTGGAAAAATTGGGTTCTAATAAAAGATTTTTTGCAACATTTGGGTTTTCTGATGATGATTTAAAAAATGTTAAATTTGCAGCTAAAAGTACTGAAGGTATTGATATTATATATACTGGAAAAGGAGAAGAAAAAAAGATAAAAAGCGCTGAAACCGGTAAAATTAATCCTGAATTTGATGATGAAGAAATTAAAGTAACTGATGATGAAGAAGAATTAAAAATAGAAAGCACAATTAAAAAATATTTATCTAGATTAATATAATCTATACTGGATATATAATATTTTTATTTACAAAAGTAAATAGAAAAAAATACACATCATTATATTTATAAGAAGAAAATAAATTTAAATAAAAAAAATAAAAAAATATGGCTGATTTATTAATGAAAATGCCGGTACCTTATGAACCGAAAAGACAGAATAGATTTATTATGAGATTCGAGTCATCACTAGGTATTAATGAATGGTTTGTTGAAAGTTCATCAAGACCTACAATCTCCATCAATCCAACAGAGATACAATTTTTAAATACATCAACTTATGTTGCTGGTAGATTTACTTGGGGTACAATAAATGTTAAATTTAGAGACCCAATTGGTCCATCCGCTTCTCAGGCTTTAATGGAGTGGGTTCGTTTACATGCTGAATCTGTAACAGGTAGAATGGGTTATGCTGCGGGATACAAGAAAAATTGTGATTTAGAAATGTTAGATCCAACAGGAGTTGTTGTTGAAAAATGGTTATTCGAAGGTTGTTTCATTACATCGGCAAACTTTGGTACTGTTCAATATAGTTCTGATGGTATTGCTAGTATTGATGTTACACTTAGACCTGACCGTTGTATATTAGTGTATTAATTTTGTATATCCTTTACAACCAAAATTAAAATCCATATATTTACCTTAAAAGGTAAGTACATGGATTTTAATTTTTTTATCACTGATAATAGTTCCGGTTACAAAACAAAGGAAAAATGGTTATCTAAAAACCATCCTGAACTTTATAAAAAAATAATTGATTATTCTCTAAATATTGATCTCGAACTTTCTTTTAAAGAAAAGATATGGTTTTATTTTAATAAATTAAAAGAAAGACCTAAATGTATTTCTTGTGGTAATGGGATTAAATTTAGGGAAAGATTCGATAAACCTTATGGGGATTTTTGTTCTTTGAGTTGTATCAATTCAAATAAAGAAGAGATGATTCAAAGACAAACAAAAACTTTCCAAGAAAAATATGGGGTAAATTTTTATCCAAAACATGAAGATTTTGTTAAGAAACAGAAAAAAACAAAATTGGAAAAATATGGGGATGAAAATTATAATAATTTCCAAAAAAACAAAGAAACTAAATTACTGAGATATGGTGATATTGATTTTAATAATTCTGAAAAATATAGAGAAACTTGTATCTTAAAATATGGTACTGACAATTATAGTAAATCAAATAATTACTCATCTAAAATAAAAGAAAATTTTAAGAATTTATACCCGGAATTAGATTTACAAACGATAGAAAAAGAATTTGTTGATATTGATTGTAAGGACTGTGGAAGTATCTGTAGTGTCTCTAAACAATTATTATATGAGAGGTATAAACGTAATTATATTGTATGTACTAAATGTAATCCTATTGGACATAAAAATAGAAGTGGATATGAAATTGAAATATGTGAGTTATTAAAAGAAAATAACATCGAATATATTACCAATAAGAAGTTTGAGAACAGTAAGACAGAAATTGACATATATATTCCAAGTTTTAATATTGGTATTGAAATGAATGGGGTGTACTGGCATAATGAATTATTTAAAAATTCTACTTATCATTTACAAAAAACAATCAGAGCGGACAATGAAAACATTAGTTTAATTCATATATTTGAAGATGAATGGGTTTATAAAAAAGATATTGTAAAGTCAATAATAAAAAACAGATTAAAGCTAAATGGAAGAATTGTATATGGTAGAGAATGTGTAATTAAAGAATTAGACTCAGAAACTACTAAAATTTTTCTGAATAAAAATCATATTCAAGGAAATGTAAATTCGAAATATAGGATTGGATTATTTAAAAATGATGAGTTGGTGTCAGTTATGACATTTGGTAGTGGGAGAATATTGATGGGAGGAAAAAAAGATGAGTTTGAATTAACTAGATTCTGCAATCAGATTAATATTAATGTAATTGGGGCGGCATCCAAATTATTAAAATTTTTTCAAAAAAAATATAACCCTAAAAAAATTGTATCGTATTCTGATGTAAGATTATTCAACGGTGAATTATATACAAAAATGAACTTTGAAAAGAAACATCAATCAAAACCAAATTATTGGTATGTTATAGATGGTATTAGATACAACAGATTTAATTTCAGAAAATCAAGATTAGTTAAACAAGGATATGATGTTAATAAAACAGAGAAAGAAATAATGTTTGAAAGAAAAATTTACAGAATATATGATTGTGGTAATATTAGATGGGAATTAAATTTTAATTAGTTAACTAGTTTATTTTTAAATAAAAAACACTATTTTTTAATAAAACAAAATTATGGATGAAAATTTATTAAAAGCTGCAACTGAAAACTTTAACTTACCTCATGATGTCGTACCACTACCATCGGGTGGAATTTTTTACAAAAGTAAAAAGAAATCAATTAAGGTTGGATATTTGACTGCGAATGATGAAAATACATTAATAAGTGCTGCTCAAAATCCGAATCAAAATGTTGTAATGAGTTTATTAAGAAATAAAGTATATGAACATGATTTGAGACCTGAAGAATTATTGGAAACTGATGTTGAGGCGGTTTTAATCTTTTTAAGAAATACATCATTTGGTCCTGAATATGAGATACAATTAATTGACCCAAAAACTCAAACACCATTTACAACTAATGTAATGTTAGATGAAATGAATATTACCAAAACGGAATTTCAACCTGATGAAAATGGATTGTTTATGACAAAACTTCCAAGAAGTGGAGTTATGGTTAAATTAAAACCTTTAACATATAATGATATTATTGAATTGGAAAAGATGAAAGACCAATATCCTCCTGGTTTGGTTGCTCCTGTTATTACGTGGAGATTGAATAAAATGATTGTTGAAATTGATGGAGTTATGGATAAAGAAAAGATTGTTACTACTGTCAGAAATTTACCAATTATGGATTCAAAGTATATTAAAACATTTTTAAAAAATAACATCCCCTCTTTAGATTTGAAGAAGAGAACAATCGCCCCATCAGGAGAAGAAGTAATATTTGATATTACTTTTGGGGTGGAATTTTTTCGGCCTTTCTTTTAATTATAGTAAAGTCTTAATTGAAGAATATTATGCTTTGGGTAAATTTATAGGTACATCTTATTCTGATTTTTTAAAGATGCCGACATATTTTAGAAAAAGTTTGATAGATAAAATTGTAGAATATAATAAACCCTCAAATGAAAAATAATATCATTTGGGGGTATTTATTTTTAAATAATAACTTATGGCAGGGGGAGATAGAAAGGATGTTTTTAATCAATTAACTGGTGATTTATTTGGTCGATTACAGAAGGGTATTAACTTTGACGATATTGTAAGAAAAACAAAAGAAGTTGAGTTAGGGTTTGTTTCGGTTGCTAAATCTTTTGGACAAGGTAGAGAAAATGTTTTAGGTATTAAACAAAGTTTAACTGATGCCGTTACGGAAGTTACATTATTAGGGGGTGGTTTTGATACTTTATTACAAACTCAAATAGATTTTACCGATTCTATTGGAAGAAGTGTATTATTAACAAAACAATCGTTTGCTGAAATACAAGCGATTACTTCAGTTACTAAACTCACTACTACAGAATTGAATGAAGGATTTCGTAACGCGGGTATGTCAATTTTACAAGCGAATAACGAAATGCAAAGTGTCGTTGATGTATCCAGATCTTTAGGTGTTAGTATTGAAAAAGTTTCTAAAAATGTCGTTTCAAATTTAGGAGAAACTTCTAAATTCAATTTTCAAAATGGTGTTGAAGGTATGGCGAGAATGGCGGCTCAAGCGGTAAATCTTAGGATTGATATGAATCAAGTATTAAGAACTGCTGAAAGTTTATTTGACCCTGAGAAAGCAATTGAAATGGCGGCAGGATTACAAAGATTAGGAGTCCAACAAAGTGCGTTATTAGACCCACTTAGATTAATGGACCTGGCTCAAAATGACCCTGAAGAACTTCAGAATCAACTCGCTGAAATGTCAAAAGAATTTGTTAGATTAAATAAATCAGGACGGTTTGAAATTCTACCGGGGGCTAAGAGAAGATTGATTGAAGTTGAAAGACAATTAGGTATGAGTTCCGGTTCTTTATCTAAAATGGCTTTAGCGTCAGCAGAATTGGAAGATAAGATGAATAAGATTAAACTTCCGAGTAATTTATACACTGAAGAACAAAGAAATTTTATCGCAAATATGGCTCAAATGGGACCTGGTGGAGAGTATATGTTAAAAGTCGATAATAAGGATTTAAAGTTGGATCAGGCTTTGGAGTTATTTACGAGAGATAAGGACGCTCTTGATAAATTTATGAAATCTTCTGAGAAAAAAACATTGGAACAGTTGACACAAGAACAATTGGATACTGACAAACTTACCAATCAATATACTAAGGCTATATTAGATACATTTAAATATGGTATTGCAGGTGCGGGAACTACTGAGGAAGTACTTGATGCTCAAAGAATTGTTACAAAACAATTACCTGCGTTATTTGGTGGAAAAGAGGGTAAACTTGATGTTGAATCAGTTAGAACAAAAGTTGATAGAGATGTTGAAAAATTTTATGAGAGACTTTCAAAAGGTGAAGTTATTAATGCAGCCGCGGGTGGGTTAGCCGATGTTATGAAGGGATTTGGTGAACAAATTGCGAGTTTAGTAAAAAATCTTCCTGAATTTGTTAAAAACATAAGTGATAATGACAATAAGGTAATTATGGCGGCAAAAGGTACAATGGCGGGAGGGGCTAAACTTTTTGAAGATTTAACAGGTTATGATTTAGGTTCTAAAAAAATACTTGATGAAAATAAAAGAAAATTGGAAGAAAGAAACTCAGGTACAATACCTCTTTCAGAGGCAAATAAAGGAACAACAACATCAGGATATGAAACAAAGTCATCAAATGTCAAAGTTGATTATGATGGTAAAATAGAAGTTGTTTTTAAACCTGATTATGGAATGACAGAGGAAGATTTTAAAAAATTCATTAATAAACCTGAAATTCAAGAACAATTAAGGTTACAATTACAAAAATTGAAGTTAACAGGAGAAAATCCGAAAACTAAAGAATAACCTATTTATATTAAAAAAGTATGTCACAAAGTGGATTAACATTTGCATCATCATCTGGATTTAGAAATACATTGATGAATAGAAATTTACCCCCTTATTCAGTTCAGGGTGTATATACACCTGCGGTATCTAATCGAAATTATGAAACTGTTTTTAATAATTTTAGTGTAATTGATTCTCCGAATAATTTACTTGGGACACCTTATTATGCTAATCAAAATATTCCAATAAATGAATATGGTCCTAATGAGGGGACTTATTTTAATACCAATATTAATGATAGACTTCCGATTGACCCGAACAAAGGTGAATACGATCCAAATGATACTCAACTTGATTTAGTTAATGAATTTTTTATAGATGCTGCGTACATTGAGAACAAATATGGTCCTCAAGGTGGATATGAAAATATGATTATTATAGATAGTATTCAAAATAATAATAAGTTGTATATCCCATATTGGACTCCACCATCTTTTGTACCATCATCATATGCTCCGTATCAAATATTAACATCAAGTCAACCAAATGGGTCTAATGGTTCTTTGAGTCAGGATTCATATATGATTAAAATTGGTTCTGATAAATTAAAAAATTTATTTCAAGATAGAATCAATACTGAAAGTAAGTTTAATACTACAAGTGGATTTAAAATTACTATTTCTGATGAAACTGTAACACAACAATCATTCATTAATAGGATATCTGAAACATACTTTCCTAGTTCACCAATACCTGGAAATTATTTTGATTTTTCACAATTTAATGGAGGTGCTCCGAATCAATTATCAGGTGCGTTAAATACGACTAATCCACTTACAGGTGGTGCGGTAGGGGGTCAATTAAATACAACAAATAATCCATCATTAATATTTTTGGAATATACGGGTGATAAACAAAAATCAATATTATTTGATAGTATTGATTTTAACCTATATAAACCAAATTATGATGAAAATGGAAACTATTATGTTGGTTCTGTTGATTCCGATCCATCAACAATAACATCTCCACCAAACCAAGTTCCAGTTGATTCGTTTGGGAGACAAGTTCAAGCCCCTGTATATGGACCGGCTGAGATGGGAATTTTATACGAGGGAAATGTTGGTAAAATTAATTTTGGGCTTGGTGCGGAATCATTTTCAAACAATGGAAATATTGATGGACAATTTATTTGGACATCCCCAAAATATAAAAGTAATGCTGGGTATAAAGCAACACCGGGTGGTGGAAATGGTTCTGTTGACCCTGACTTTAATATAATTAATTCTCAATATAGGAGTAATGAATCGACCAATATTCAGTTTAAGCAATCTTCAATTTTAGATGAAACTCAAAGATTAATTAATTCTGCTGATAATGTTTCGGGTATTGCAAGGTTAAAACATGTTGGAAATGCAATTAATCAAGTTTCCAAAGTTTTCAATGATGGGTATAAAGAATTGACTAAGGGTTCTAAGGTTTTATCATATCGAGATAATACAAATGGAACTGAAGCGGGAATTGAATATTGTAGAGTTTTTACAAAAGATACTCCATATTACACTTATAATGATTTACAAAAAGTTGATGGTATTACAAAATCGGGAAGAAGATTCGCCGACTCTGTATTTGATAATACATTCAATTTGAATATTGTTCCACTACGAAATCCAGGTTCAACAAATATAGTTCCAAATTCTAAAGGACAATTGATTGCAAAAAAATATATGTTTTCAATCGAAAATCTTGCATGGAGAACATCGAGTAAACCTGGTCTAACTTATGACGATTTGCCTGCCTGTGAGAGAGGTCCGAATGGAGGTAGAGTTATGTGGTTTCCGCCCTATGATTTAACATTTAGTGATAGTAGTACCCCAAATTTTACACCAACAAGTTTCTTGGGAAGACCTGAACCGATTTATACATATAATAATACAAGTAGAAGTGGTTCGATTTCTTGGACAATTATTGTTGATCACCCATCGGCGATGAATACAATTATTGAAAAACAACTTAAAGATATTCCAAAAGAAAGGGTGGACTCAATTATTAATTCATTTTTTGCTGGTTGTGTAAAATATGATATATATACTTTAGCAAAAAAATATAATCAATTAAGCCCATCAGAACTTTTTACATTTCAAGAAGTTTTAAATAATCCAAGATTAACAAGAGAAGAGTTAGAAGGTGTTACAAAACAAATTCAAGTTGAGGCGACTGTTCCAAATTCAAGTGGTAATGACATACAAGGGAATAATTCAGGTGGTCCGAAAATTGTAGAAACAGAAGACCCTTCGAAGGCTCAGTTTGAAACTGACTTTAAAGAACTTGCGTTTTATTTTGATAATGATATACCAGGACCACCTGATGCTAGTGTTAAAACAAGTAATAAAAGTTATGATGAAACATATGATAGTTATATAAGTCTTAAAGGAACTTATAAAACTCAATCAGAATCTTTGTTTGGGGCGGAAACCACATTCTGTAAAAAACAAGGAAATGTGTTCACAACAAAAGAAAAGAAAGGTAGTTTTGATACTAAAAAAACTCATGAGTTATATTGTACAGAGGCTCGACCTGTAGTTGAATTTTTAGATACAGTTGTAACTTCAAACTTTGATAAAGTAAAAAATAAATTTGTTTCAGAGGCTTATGATATAATTCAAAAAGGGGGAACAATAACAATAGAAATGGAAGGGTCGGCATCGGCATTGGGATTAATTGATTATAATAAAAGTTTATCAGATAGACGTGTTGATTCAGTTAAAAAATTTTTTGACAAATATAAAAGTGGAGATAAATCATTATCTGAAGCATTCAAAACAGAAAAAATAAAAATTTTAAATGTTACAACGAGTGGGGAAGAAAAAGTAATCCCAAAAGGAGAAGGAAATAATTTATTAGGATTTGAAGTTGATTGTAAATTAGATGTTCAGGGAGGATATGGTTCACAAATATACTCTGTATATGCAATGGCTTGTAGAAGGGTTGTAATTAAAACAATTAAAGTAGAAAATCTACCAAAAATTAAAACGACTATTGAAGGAAATACCGATAAACCTGATCCTCCTAAAACTATAGAAAAAAGAACTGTTCCGTATCAACCACCAAGATTACAACCAAGAGTTGATGTTATAAAGAAAATTAAAGATGGGATATCTAAAAAGATATTAAGAAATTTATTTTCTGAATGTGACTATTTCCAAGTTTTGGAAAAGGAGAATCCTATGGTATATCAAAGCATAAAGGATAAAATAAAATATTTTAGTCCGGCATTTCATTCAATGACACCTGAAGGTTTGAATGCTAGATTGGTATTTTTAAATCAATGCGTTAGACCTGGTGAAACAATACCCACAATAGATATTGATGGTAAACCAAAATATAATGATGCTGTTAATACTTCTTTTGGTGCACCGCCAATATTGGTATTAAGAATAGGGGACTTCTATCATACAAAGATTGTACCAACTAATTTAAGTTTTAATTATGATCCAAAAGTTTTAGATTTAAATCCTGAAGGAATTGGTATTCAACCAATGATGGTGAAAGTAACATTAGGATTTAATATGATTGGTGGACATGGTTTATCAAAACCAATTGATGAACTACAGAATGCTTTATCTTTCAATTATTATGCGAATACCGAGATATATGATGAAAGAGCAACACCAACTGATAAATCATATGAAAAACTTGATAAGGAGGTGGTTGATTCAATTTTAGCGGGACAAACACCTGCAACAACAAATAGTGTTACCAATCAACAAACAAATGATGGGGGAGACACAATAGGTGAAATACAAACAAATATACCGATTCCTAACGGACAATCAGGTGAAACTTCATTTATGAAAATCATGGACAGTTATTTAACAAATACAATAACTTATATGAATACTGTGGTTAATCAAATGGAAAAACTTGTATTGTCTTATAATCATGGAATACTTCAATTAGTTAATGACAAAAGAAAATACACTAATGTAAAATATTACAATGGTAATTCGAATCCACCTAGTATTAAGGAATCGACTGAAATTATTTGGGGACAACCTGATGGTGATGATGTGAGATTAAAAACCTTATTCGAAAATAATTTAAATTATATAAATGACAATTCAAATCCAATTGTAACGAAGATGAAAGATAAATTTGCGATTGGATCCCCTCAATTGAATACATTGAAATTAAATTTGAAAAAATATGTTGAAAATTTATCTAAAACTTTTTCAAATGGAATTGTTGAAACATATAACGGAATTTATAATTTTGAAATAACTTATGCGCAAATAATTAGAAAAATTAGTTTGGTTTGCAGTTCAACGGATGGAAAATTATTGGAGGGAGGAAGACCAAGAGTTTACAATTTAGCAGGTACAAGTGGTGTTAGTCCATTGACTTACAAACAACAAGATAGAACTATTGGAACTGATCCGACAACAAAAGAGGAGTTATACAATGATTTTAATAATTCTTTTACAGTATTAAAAGATTATAATAAGCCTTTTTTAGAAAATACTAAAATCACAACAATGGGTTTATACCAAGGTGGTAATTTTGATACTATAATAGACGGAATTTTTAATGGTAAAGAGGAAAAAGTTTTTTTCTTGATTATGAGTAGAATCATAACAGATAAAAATAAAAAACAACAATTTATTGATTCATTATTAACGGGTGATTTAAAATCTAATAATAAATTTAAAAAATTATTAAATGATGTTATTGATGACTTAGATACTAAATATACAAAAGAATTAAACGCAGAAGAAAAAATATTTAAAGATTTAAGAAAAAATAAAACATTTAAAGAATATGTTGATTCTCCTGACACGAAATTTTATCCAAAAGGTAAACCAAGAAAGTTTACATATAGTACAATACCATCAACCCGTAATTCAATACAAGAAACTGACATTAAAAATTTATACGCAATAAAACCAAATCCATTAGAATTTTAACTATGTCAAGACAAATTTTTAACAGATATAATGATTTTCTATTGAATGGTGAACAAACTATCGTACCATTCATAAAAATCCCATCCAAATCTACAGATAAAAATTATATCTATAAGATTGGTATGTCAAGGTTGGACAAGGTTTCTCAACAATATTATGGTTCACCAACATTTGGATGGTTAATATTGATGGGAAATCCTGCTTTTGGTGGATTGGAATGGAATATAAGTGATGGAACAATTTTAACAATCCCATATCCATTGATAACATCACTTCAAGATTATAAAAACGAATTACAAAATTATTTATTCTATTATGGTAGGTAAAACACAAGATATATTGGTTGATTATGATTATAATAATATAATAATTGTTGACCCTAATAAAGTTGTTGATGAGTTTGGAAAGGCAAAAGATAGAGTAATAAACCAAGAAGATTTGGTTATGTATGCTAATTTAGAGTGTAAGTTATTACCAAGAACCAAATTAGCATTAGGTGTTGCGGCAAATGACTCTGTTCAAACAGTTTCAATTGCGTCTATTAATTTTTTAAAACCTGGTGGAAAGGAGTATATGGATAATTCATATACTGATGAGATAACAGGAAAAGATAGTTTGAAAGGAGAAGGGATTAATCAGTTCGCTTATAAATCGATAAAAAATCCAAATAAATCCAATGATTTTTATCTTAGACAATCGGTGCAAACAAATGGACAACCGGGCGCAATGGATACTGGATTATTGGGTATAACAAATATTACAATTCGCCAAAATACTTCATTTACCCCACAAGTTTCAATTACTTTAGAAGATGTTAAAGGTAGGGCGTTATTTGAATCGGGAGACGCATCACCTTATGCTGCGTTTTTTAATCTACCTTACCCAACATTTTATTTAACAATTAAAGGTTATTTGGGAAAGGCGGTTAGACTTTCATTATTCTTAACAAAATTTAATGCAAGTTATGATACAGGTTCAGGTAACTTTAGGGTAACACTAGATTTCACATCTTACAAATATTCAGTTATTGCGGAAATCTCTATGGGACATTTGTTAGCAACTCCACATATGTATAAATCTAAATTGAGTGTTCAAAGTAGAACAGGAGGTCCAAGTAAATTCACACCTATGGATAATTCTGTTGTTGAACGAGGATATCAAAAAATTCAAGAAGTTTATTCGGAATATAAATCAAAGGGTTTAATACCTGATGATTTTCCGGAACTAACAATCATGCAATTAAGAGATAGATTAGATGTCTTTATTAAGAATAAGATGGATACATTCACTAAACAGAATATGGCGCCATTGTCTGATGTTGCAGCATATGGGGAAATATTAAAAGATTATCAGGATAAAGTTTATTTAACTCAATATGGGGTAAAGTCTTGGTTTTATACTTATTTGGATACCAAAAATTATTTTCTTTTAACAGATGGGGTTACTAAAGTTTATACTTTTGATTCAACTGTTGATACTAGCGGTAAAAAGGAGACAGCGTTAGGTAAATTAAAAAATTTATTAACAGAATTTAATGACAAATTAAACAGTAATAAAACTTGTGGAACTGGTTCGAATTCAGGATATAGTATTGGACAAAAACCTCCGATTAAAGTATCAATTCCGAATGATATAAAGAGTATTGAAATTTTTAAAACTCAAATTAACGCAAGAGATGTCAATTACGCTGAAACATATAGGAGGAGAACAGGAAAAGAACCAACATCAGGTGATGTTGAAACTTTAATTGTTGAATTAGAAAAGGTAAATAAATTTTCAGCGGGAACAATTAGAAATAAAAATGGTGATATTACTTTGTCTAGTGATTATTTCGTATTTGAAGGTTCTGGTAGATTTTATGATTTAACCAAACAAATGGAAGTTAGAAGGTTGGAAATTAAAGATAAAATTGAAACTGAGATTACCGATTTATTGGCTGACATGTTGGATAATAAAAATACTGGAATTGGATTTGTTCCAAATATGAGGAATGTGTTGGCGGTTATTTTTGCTAGCGGTGAGGCGTTTCTTCGTTTAATGGATGATGTACATACAAAGGCGTGGGATTTAAGTAATAATGAGGTAAGAAAATCTATTGTTTTTAATAATGAAGTTGCGAGTGCATCACAGGATAATTTAGGTGAGGGTAATAATGCACCAATATACCCTTGGCCTCAAGTACTTGTTGCAACCAATGGGGAAGAGGGACAAGAAAAATATGAAATTAGATACCCCGGTGATTTAAGTTTAATTAAAAAAACAAAAGGGGATGATTATACAGTATGGCCTGAAATTGAATTTGTTGAGGAGTTTATTAAAGGTTTTGTACAAAGAGATATTCAGAGAAAAGATGTCGGGTCAACCGATAATGAACTTTTAGATATTAAAAGGGTGACATTAAATGCAATTGAATTTCCTGTATCAAATGTTTTATTCTCAAATAAAGAAGAAGTTAAATATTTTTTTGAGATATATGAAAGACTTATTTATGTATCTAATTATTCCAAACTTTCTAGAGTTGCAAATGTAAATTCAGAAGTTGGTCAGATTACTGAAATATTAGCTGAAATTGAAAATATAAATATAACAAATAGTTTATCAGGGGGTGATCCGTTTATAATTCAAAAGTTAAAAAACTATGGGTTTAATTCATCTAATTTTCTAACTATTTTGAAACAGTTTTCAAATGGTGGTACAGGTGAAAGTTGGCAGAATTATATTAGGGGTATTTTTAATACAAAATATATTAAAAATGTCATTGAAAATTCTCAGTTTGAATTTTTATCTCAGTCAATTTTTGATGAAAGAAGTTCTCAACCAAAAGTATCAATTACCGAAGAAGAGAAATTAAAAAAATTTATAAGTGATTCCACCGCTACTAATTTTTTTGATTATACTGACAATTTTCCTTTTACTAATTTGAATTGGGTTAATCAAAATTTAGCAGATGGGAATTCAATATCTGATGTAAATTCATCATTTGATACAAGAAAGGTTTTAAATTTTAATATAACGAATAAAATTATAACAAATTTTACAGATAGTAGAAATAAGACATCAATAAGACCTATTTGTAATTTTAATTATATTGATGTTTCAGATCCAAATCCTGTTGATTCAAACAACTATGTTGTTTTAAAGAATTTCTATTCAAATCGAGTTAATAATTTTAAAACACAACTTGTAACTGAAGGAAATTTAAGATATACGAATTATAGTGTTAGTGGACTTGTTGGTAGTAATCAAACTACTTCAATACTTAATACTCCGTATTTTACAAATGCTATTTTGGATGGGGTGACTAAATTTAGAAATTATGACAAATATCCATTTGTTGCCGCGGCGTATCTATTTCTGAATAGTTTACCATTATCAACACTTAAAGAAAGATATCGTTCATATGAGAATGGTGCATCAATTGATTTGGATTATATTTTTGCAACTCTTAAAAAATTTGGGGCGGTTCATAGAGTTCCATATTCTTGGATTGTAAAATTAGGTTCGATTTGGTATCGTTATAAAAAATATGTTGAATCAGGTGTTGATATTTTGGATAACAGTTGGAAAGACTTCGATAGTTTAACTAACTACGACCCATCTACATCCGCGGCAACTAAAACATATAGTTTAAACTTTGAGGGGTCTTTTGTCGATATAGTCTTACAAGATATAAATGTTTTAAACATATCACCAACCGCATCAACGACATCGACAATTATTAATGAAGGTTTCTATCCCAAATTAATTAATGATTTCAATGTATTTTTTCAAGGATATGAAATCATTGAAACTAATAATGCGATAAATGGAGTGTGTTCTATAAATGGAACAACAATGACGGTTAGTCAAATAAATGGAGCATCCCTCCAAGTTGGATATATTGTTGTTGGTGATAATATTCAACCAAATACAACCATAGTTAGTTTTGGAGTAGGTGCTTCAGGTGGTGTTGGAGAATATGTTGTTAGTGTAAGTCAAACTGTGTCAAGTGTTTCTTTTGGAATATCAAATACACCACAAGGAGTTTATACTAGTTTAAGTATAAATAATTCATTATTATCTGGTTTAACTATTAATTATGTTGATGATACTATAATTCAATGGACAAATGGTAATACAGCAAATACACTTAATGTTAGGGTAGTACCATGGAGTGTAACAGTTAATACCTTTGATAATAAATTTATGTATTTAATGCCATCATTTGGTTCATTAATTAATCAAGCAAAATTTGAATGTATAAATAACAATCAAATTATTACTCCTTTAGTTAGTAATCCTGCAATACATAATGGAGCTGTAAGATTATTTTGGACAGCACCTAATTATGGGTATTTTGATAATTCTAAAGTAGCAAAACCAAGTCCATCTCAGTATTTGAAAT